AATCAGCTGGCACTAAACGCAGGCTGGGATGAGGAAATGCTGTCCGTCGAATTATCCGACCTGCAGGATCAATCCTTTGACCTCTCGCTCCTCGGCTTTGATACCGGTGAGCTGGATAAACTGCTTGGCACAGGGAATGAAAAAGATATCGCTGATGATGACTTTGACCTTACCGCTGCTCTTGAGAAAGCTTCCTTCGTGGAGCTCGGCGACATCTGGACGGTCGGCAAGCATAAAGTCATGTGTGGCGATGCCACCTCGCCAGAAGATGTGGAGATGCTCATGGACGGGAAGAAAGCAAACCTCGTTCTAACCGATCCACCCTACGGCGTATCCTTTAAAGCCTCAGACGGCCTTACGATCCAAAACGACTCTCTCAAGGGCAAGGAATTTTATAATTTCCTGCTGGCTGCTTTTAAGAACATGGCTGACCATCTCGAAAAAGGCGGAGCCGCTTACTGCTTCCATGCAGATACCGAAGGGCTCACTTTCAGAAAAGCATTCATCGACGCAGGTTTCCATCTCGCTGGTGTATGCATCTGGGTAAAGAACAGCCTTGTGCTTGGGCGCTCCGATTACCAATGGCAGCATGAGCCTGTGCTCTACGGCTTCTTACAAAACGGCAAACACCCGTGGTACTCCGACCGCAAGCAGACCACCATCTGGAACTACGATAAGCCAAAGCGCAATAAGGATCACCCGACCTCAAAGCCGCTCGACCTTCTGTGCTATCCTATCCAGAACTCCACTCAGGAGAATTCTGTCGTTATTGATACCTTCGGCGGCTCCGGCTCCACACTGATGGCCTGCGAGCAGCTGAACCGTATCTGCTACATGATGGAGCTTGATCCAAAATACGCCTCTGTGATCCTTCGCCGCTATGTGGAGGATACCGGCGATACAGAAAATGTGTATGTAATAAGAAACGGCGAAAAGATCCTTTATTCAGCTCTGGCAAAGGAAGTCGAAACCTCTCCTACGGCAAGTGTATAGTACACAATTTCCGCTCGAATTCTTTGGCGATTTTCTATCTCGGAAAATGCTAGAAATCGCTTGATAAATAAAGCTTTCAGAGTGATGTATATAACAGCCGCAAGGCACAGTCTAAAACCTTAATTCCATAAAGGAGGAACACACTCATGAAAGCAAATTACAAGGTAACCGGAAACGACAGAAAAGCATTGGTCGCAGCCATCGAAAACCTCACCGGCAACAAGGCGATCTATATGCGAATGCCAACCTGTGCTTACGAGATTGGTGATATCACGGTTGACAAAGAAGGCGGTGTAACCTGTGATGACACAGACAAGTTGGAACGCCTCGTCCACAACCTGATCGCGGACGGCTTCACGCCGGAGGATACCGAAGAGGACGAAAGCGAAAATGAAGAAGCCCCTACTGAGAGCAACGACGAATTCACCGGCCTTACGGTAAGCCTTCCACTCGACAAGGTGGCGGTCGGAAACCTTACCAACCTCCTCACCGCCAAGGAGCACCTCATCAAGAAGGCACTCGGCATTGACGACCTTGAAATTGAGGTGTCAGAGGATACGGTCAGCTTCCCTTGGTTCACAGAGATGCCGGATTCAGAAACGGTCAAAGCCTACACCCACTTCATTACTGCCCTTGGCAAAATGAGCAGAGATTTGAAGCGTATCAGCGCCACTGAAAAGGAAGTGACCAATGAAAAGTACGCATTCCGCTGTTTCCTTCTGCGGCTTGGTTTCATCGGAAACGAATATAAGGCAGAGCGCAAGATTCTCCTTAAGAACCTCTCCGGTAATTCAAGCTGGAAGAACGGCGCACCTGAAAAGGAGGTGGCAGCATGCGAATAATCACGAAAGAGCAGCTTGCAGCGCTCCGCTCTCTCTACCCGGCTGGCACTCGTGTAGAGCTTCTCCAGATGGACG